GATCGGTATGCCGAAGCAGATTTTAATCCGCCGGTTCGCTTGGAAGTTGGCCTGTCTGTCAACATCACAGGCACTGGCACTTGCCGCATCTACTACAGTCGATAATCACAATAGGAGCGCGCGATGAAACGATATTTCCAGTGTACCTCGAATCCGACGGCCCCGCTGCTTGCCCTCGAAGATTGGGAAGCAGACGAAATGCGGAATAACTTGGAGTACATCGAAGTGGACGAAAGCGGATTCCCTGTTGTCGTGTCCGATGAAGCATCTGAACAGGACTTTGCGTAATGTCTGTCCCGCACGGAATTGATCGCTCGGGGGCCGCTGCCGGCTCCGGCGCGCAGGGGATGTCGGGGTCGCTCAACGACCTGGCTGATCCTGGTGCTGATCGCATCGTCTTTTGGGATGATTCGGTAGGCGATCTGCAATGGCTGAGCCTTGACACGGGGTTGTCCTTCAGCAACGCCGTACTGACCCTTTCCGCGACGCTGCAAGCGCTGCACGGCCTCACGCCGAGCGATGGCGGCTTCATCGTCGGGAACGGCTCCACCTGGACCGTAGAAAGCGGCGCGACGGCCCGCGCGAGCCTCGGAATTGCGGACGCCGAGAATCCGACCGATATCGGCCACATCATCATCGGGGAAACATCCGGCAACCCCGAAAGTGTTCGATTCCCGCATCGCGCGTCTCCCTTGATCAATGGGAAGCTAGCGCTATCAGTCTCTGCTAGCATCTTGACTGTTGCCATCAAAGGGCTGGATGGAAACGATCCCTCGCCGTCGAACCCGGTGTTCGTGCGCATCGCACAAGGCAATCCGTTCGATGGCACGTATGCGGTGCGGAAGATCACGGCCGCGCTGTCCACGACTGTATCGAGTGGTTCCACGCTCGGGCACTCCAACGGAGTTGCGTCGGCTGTTTACGTGTACGCGCTCGATGATTCGGGCACGATCAAGCTGGCTGTCAGTTCCAAGTTCTTCGGGTATGATGCCGTCGCTTCGGCAACAGCCGAAGGCGGTGCCGGGGGCGCGGATGACCGCTCAACGCTGTACGCGACTTCAGCCGCGACGAGCGCGAACATTAGCTGTCTTGCACGCTGGCAGTCCACGCAGACGAGTGCGGGCGTGTGGGCCGCGACAACTGGCACGATTCAGTTGGCGCCGTTTCCTTATAAAGCACCTACCGTCAATGTTACAAGTAGTAGTGGTGGCGTAACCACATACACAAAGCCTTGGGACGCCCTATGCATTACTGCTGAAGTGCAAGCGCCCGGAGGGGGTGGCGGCGGGGTATCTGCTGGCGTTGCAGCGGGGGTTGTGGCGGCATCGGGCGGCGGCGGGGGCTACTCGAAGAAAACTTTAGCGGCTGATCTTGTTGCACCAACAGAAACTGTTACCGTAGGGTCAAATGGAACCGCTGGAAGTGCCACAGCACACGGCGGAGCAGGCGGTACGACTTCATTTGGGTCACATTGTTCTGCAACGGGTGGGGGCGGTGGTGAACGTGTTACGACCGGCCAAACTGATCCCGGTGCGGGCGGAGTGGGGTCCGGCGGCGATATAAATTCGGCGGGTGGCGCCGGTGTAGGCAGCACTACGGGCGCAGCATCCGCTGGTGGACCCGGTGGAAACAGTGTTCTTGGCGGCGGGGCAAAAGTATCCTCTACCAATGGAGCAGTTGGTGCTGCTGGTGGTAGCTATGGCGGCGGTGGCTCAGGAGCAAAAGGTAGTGGTGCCGCAGCATTTGTTGGTGGCGTTGGTGGCCTTGGCGCCGTCATCATTACGGAGCACTATGCATGAAAGCCGAACTAGGAAAACGATACGCGATAATCCAGAATGGCCGCTGCCACTGGAAGTTCGACATCACAACGCTGCCGGTGTGGCATGATGGCCTGCACGTTGTTGAACTCGGAACGCCGGAGCCAGATGAGGGCGATCTATTCGACGGCGTGACGTTCAGCAAACCGGCGCCGCTCGCGCCCGAAGTGGACTCGGTTGAGGCATTGCGCCGCGCGCTCGTCCGCAAGGGAATCCTGACCGACGTTGAAATCGACGCCGAACGCAAACGATAAGAGAGTCCGATGGCTGCCTACGGAAAAACGCGACTGCAAATCATCAACGAAGTTCTCCCGCGCATGCGGGAGAAAACCGTTGCGACTTCATCCAGCACGACGTATGCCGCGCTGGTCGCGGCCGTCCTGAACACGATCAAGACGCAAATCGAACAGGCGTGGATGTGGCGCAATCTACGCGACACTTTCACAGTCACGGCTGTTCCCGGCACGACTTCGTACACGTTGACCAGTTCCGGACAGTTTGCGAAGATCATCGACATCTGGAACGAAACCACGGACAGCAAAGTGCTACCTGAATCAACAGCTACGTTCAACAAACTGTTCTTCGGTGTCGGGACCGTGCAGACAGGCGATGTGTCGCGCTACAATGTCGTCGGCCTGGATTCGAACTATGACGTGCAGATCGACATCTGGCCGAATCCGTCGTCCACCAATTCGCTGAAGGCGAACCTGTACGTGCCGCAGCAAGACCCGACCGATAGCACCGTCATTCTCGTGCCCAATCAGGTGTTGATCGAGGGCATGGTGGCCTACCTGATGGCCGAGCGCGGAGACGATAACGGCGTGGCTGTGCAGACACAGCAGAAAATATATGAGGACATGCTGGCCGCAGCGATCACAGCGGATGCTGGCGATGATCCGGACGAAATCGACTTCACAGCCGAAGTTGCGGAGTAACGAGTGGCGACGCTGCGCGCAAAAAACTTCCAGTATCCGGGCGCCTTTGGCCTGAATACTATCGAAGCGACGTTGACCAATGAGGCAACGCGCTTCGGGTCCGTGGTCACAAACGGCGTGGTGGATAGTGCCGGAAAGCTGACTTCGCGGGAAGACTTTGTGTTGCAAACCTCCGGGTTTTCCGACACGATTCGCGCGCTGTTTGCGCACCAGAACGTCGATGCGTCCGAGACGATTTTCGCCGCAGCCGGCGGCAAGATGTACACCGGCATTGCGACTCTGACCGAGCGATTCAGCAACAACTCCGGATTTCAGGTCGTGGATGTCGGTGGGGCCAAGACCGCAGCGAGCACGACAGGCTTGGCGAATGATGCCACGACATACGGCATCCTGATTTCGATCAATGGGACGGCAGATCAGCAGATCACAGTCACAGGTAGCGCGGCACAAACCTACGCGGACCTGATTACGCAGATCAACGCGGATATCGCTGGCGGCGCATCCGCCTCGTTGGTCGGCGGTAATTTGCGGTTTATCAGTTCGAGCAATGGAGTCGGATCGAGCATCGCCCTGACGAACAGTGCTGGAACAGCCAGCGTCGCGCTGTTGTCTGCGCTGAGCAATTTTGTGGCCGTACGGGTGGGGAACGCGGGCACGGTGTCCGCTGACGATTGGCAATTTGCCGCAATGAGCCAAAAGGTGTTCATGGCGCAGCGCGGACAACAGTTCCGCGTCTTGCATGAGACGACATTTGCGGAAGAATCTATCGTTGGGCAGCCCTGGTCAAACAGCGTCAATTGCGTGGTTTCGGCCTATGGTCGCGTATGGGCCGCAGACGACCAAGAGGGCGGCGTTCGTAGCACGCTTTACTGGTCGAATCTGTTGGACGGCACAACCTGGAATTCGGGCGACGCGGGCAGCCTTGATCTGACGAACGCCTGGCCGAAGGGGCAGGACTCGATCATCGGGATTGCCGCCGCGTTCAATCGGCTGATTATTTTCGGGCGCAAGTCCATCCTGATGTATGCGCTGCCGGCCGATAATGATCCGGCCTCAATGACGCTGGAAGACGTGATTGAAGACTTGGGCTGCGTAAGCCGGGACAGCATTCGCGGCACCGATGCCGGGGTGTATTTCCTGAGTGACAACGGAATCTATCGGCTGGACAAGCTGGCGCATACTACGTCGCTGTTGTCCGCCCCGCAGATTTCTGTTCTCTACAACGCGGATTTGCTGGATGCGATTGCTGCCGAAACGGCGACGAACATTCGCAGTGGTTACTTCCCGAAGGAAGGATATTTTACACTCTCGTTCCCGACGACCAACACCACCTTCTGCGTGCATACGCGCAAGCAAGTGCCGGAAGTGAATCGGCCAGTCGGAACAAAATGGACGAATGTTGGCCGTCCGTTTTATGCGTTCACGTATAGCAGCAACACCGGCGACTGGTACTCCGGGGGTGTCAATGGCGTCCACAAGTACAGCGGATTCACGCCGGATGGCGCGAGCAACGCCTATACGATGACGTGGACCGGGATGTGGCACCCCTTTGAGGATGAATCCCGGTTCAAGCACGCGAAGAACGTGACGATTGTGCTGGAATGCTCGAATGGACAGACGGGCACGTTTGAGTGGGCAACGGACTACATCGAGTCCTCGCAATCCAGCCAAGGGATTACAGCCGATTCAGTAGAATTTGCGGAAGACCCCGGCGTGGGTCGTATTTCACTGTCTATCGGCGGCTCGTTCACGGTTATCCGCCCGAGCGTTTCGTTCCCGATTAACGGCGGTCAGGTGACGCTGCATGCTGTGCGTATCTATGCCACACCTGGCGCCATCAAGTTCAAGTAAAAGGATTTCCAATGGCTGAAGACTATTTTGAGGCGCGAAAGCGCGCTGCGAATGAAGCTGAAGCGGACATGGCTGGCGCCGATCCTGCACAGGCGAATAGTGACGTGTACTCTGCATACTTTACGGAAGGTGGCCTGCTCACTCCGGGCGGGCTGAGTGGCCTTGGCCAGCAGATGCACGATACGCGCGTTGCGCAGGCGCAAGCGAAAATGGCGGAGGATCATGCTGATGAAGGCGGCGGTCTTGCACGGAAGAAAGCCTTGCAACAGGCCCAAGCCTACAACCCGTTGTCCGGCTTTACATCCAATCTTCGGAACATCTACAATTGGGAAGCAGGCCAGGATGTTCATAACTGGATTCCCAAGGTCAGCCGAGAGGAAATGCTGCCTTTCCAAGATTTCGTGCGCCTTGCCGACGAGCAAGGGCTGATCGAATGGCGCGACGTGGGCGGAGAAATGCTGCCATTCCAAGCGGGCAGTGAAGACAACACTGTGGCCGATATGTATCGTGTCATGTATTTCACACATCCCGAGCGCTCCGGCAGCTTCTTCGATAAATACGTGAACCCGCTCGGTATCCTGACAGGCGACAACGTGATTGCTGACAAGCTGCTGTGGAGCAATCCCGTGTCGGAGAAGATTTCCGACTTCATCGGCATCGACAGCCTCGCGCCGAAAGACGTGATGGACAAATACGGGCGCCAGATTACGCTCGGCATGCTTGGCTACATGACTGGTGGCGCGGCGGCTGGACTATTTGGTGCTGCGGGCGGGGCTGCCGGTGCGGGAGCAGGTGCTGCTGCCGGAGCAGGCGCGAACTTACTGACGCAGCCAATCATGCAGGCGGCCGTCCAAGGAGCAGCGGCAGGCGCTGTGAACGCCTTGGCGAATGGCCAAAACATCCTCGAAGGCGCGCTGAAGGGTGCGATTTCAGGCGGCGCTGGTGGCGCTGCTGTCGGCGCGGCAGGACTGGACAGCCGATACCTGAACGCGGCGCTGAACGGCGCGACGCGCGCTGCAACGCAGGCGGCGGTGAATGGCGGTGATATTTGGACAGCAGCGGCCCAAGGTGCGTTGGCCGGACTTAGCACATCGGCCGATTTGGGCACGCTCAAAGAGGATATTGGTTCCGCCCTTGGAGGCCAATCGACTCCTGACTTTGCGGGTGTGACCGACGCTGATTTGGCGATGGATATGGAATCCCCGAGTTTGTACACGCGACCGGGCGGATATACTCCTATCTCTATGACTTCTCCCGAGCAAACACTATTCGGCACGGGAATGTTGTCACAGCCAGTTGCCGCTCCGATGACTGCGGCTGCGGCTGATTTTGCGCCGTTGTCACCGGAGCAAATGCTATTCGGAAGCACTCTTAGCACAGCACTTCCCGAAGCTGAGGCAGAATCTGAGCCGGAAGGCGTGCAGGACAGCGACGTGGCGATGGAACCGCCTGCCGCAACGGAAGAATCCGCGCTCGATACTGCCGGCCGCTATGCGTCCTACGCCGCAAAAGCATACGACCTCTACAAAAAGCTGAATCCGGAGGCAATGAAAGTTCCGGAATTTGACGTGCCCGAGCAAGGCGATATGACCGACGATGAATATCGCCAAGTGCTCGGGGACGCAGCTATTGAATACATGGGGCTGGATGCCGACGAAATGCGCTCGCGGGGATTGGAACCAGGCACACAAGCGTACCTGGATTACATCCTGGCTCGCGCGGACATGCTGATCGAGGCGGCATTCGGGCAGAATCCGGATGCGCTGTTCGAAGGTGAATCAGTCGAAGGCTTACAGCAAGCACTGCGAGGCAAGACGCAGGAAGAAATGGAAGCATTGTCGCGTGCGCTGTATGTGCGTGGCGCGCTCGGCGGGTCCACATTCTCCAAGGAATTCACTGATCCGTTCTCCGGCGAAGCGATGGACTTGGGAACACTCGCTGGTGAGTCAGTCGAAGGATCGCGCGCGGCGGCACAGCGCGGATATGCGCGCTTCCTGCAAGATGCAGCGCGGTTGAGCGGCCCGGAATCACGTGCCGCTATCAGGGGGTTACTCGGCCGGGACGTGGACTTGTTTGACCTCGAAATGAAGCGTGGCAAGAATCTTCAAGACCTACTCGATCCGCTTCTGGCCTCGGCGCCGGAAGACGAGGAAGAATTCGATCAATACGGGCGTCGCGGCAAAGCAAAAGGGCGCGGCAAATCAAAAGGAATGTTGCCAGTACAGGATGAAACCTTCTGGCGCAATGTATTCGGGAGGGACTACTAATGGCCTCGTTTTGGGAAGGACTGTTGCCGGGCATGATTCAAACCGGCGCCGGGATGTACTCGGAAAAGCTGGCGCGCGATGCAGCGCAGAAGCGGTTGCAAGCCGCGCAGGGGCCACTCTACCAGCAAATGCAAGGGATGGCTGGAAAATCTCTTGGCATGGCTGGGAGTATGGACCCGAAGACGATGGCTTCTGAGCGCTTTGAAGCGCAGCAGGCGCTGTTGGCCCCCGGTCGCGAGCGGGATACACAAGAACTGATGCGTCGGCTGCAAAAGACCGGGATGCTTGGGGTGTCCTCATTTGCCCCGGTTCCGGGTACCACACCAACCCCCGGCGTTGCGATGAATCCGCATCTGGCCGCACTTTATGCGGCACAGGAAGGCGCGAAATCGCGCGCGGCATATGAATCATTGGGCGAAGGCGAGCGCTACCTGGATGAACTGATCCGGCGTGGCGGAATGCTCAGCGGGCGGGCGCAGACACAGCGCGCGGGTGATTACGCTGCGCAATCAGTTGTGCCGCCCCGGCCCTCGACGCTCGAACGCGCTGTTAAAATCGGCGGGCAAGTATTCAGCAAACCGGAGAATATCCAGAAAGCGGTCGGGATCGCCAAACAACTGCCTGGCATGCTCGGCAAGGCTGGTGATTGGATTGGCGGACTGTTCGGCGGCGGTGACTCGTCCGCTCCGGCACCGGCCTACAACTACGATTTTGACGGATTGTTTAATTTCTAAGGGATACCACGATGGCTTCCATTTTCAATCCATCTGACGACGAAGAATTCGCCAAGGACTACAAACTGGCGCAGCTTCCGCCCGACCAACAAATCGGGATGCGGATGCGTGAAAGCGGGCGGATGGCGGAGCAAGGCATGGAGGATGTCATGCGCGGCGCAATCGGCGCCGAGCCGTCCGTGTCTATGCGCCGAAACCAAGCGGGGCTGGCGCTGCGGGAGTTGAGCAAGACAGTCAAGCCTGGCACTGACGAGTTTTATTCGGCGGCCATCGACATCCTTGGCAAGCACGGCCTCGGGGACGAAGCCGAAGCGATGGCTGCCAAGCAGCGCGAATATGAAGTTGTCAAAGCGGGGGATGATCCCGTTCGCAAGGCACAGCGCACGCTCGACGTGCTGCATCGCCGGCTCGCGGCAGGGGACACGACTGTTAAGCCTGCGATTGCGGCGCTCGAACAGTATTTGTCCACGTATGGGACCAAGCCGAAAGGGTCCGAGCAGGCCGATCCGGAATTTATCAAGCTACTCAACGAAAAAGACAAAGCGTTGAAGGCTGGGGATACCGCCCGCGCGGCAGCCATCGACGAGGAAATCAAGGCTCGTCGGGAAGGCAAGCCGCGTGACAAAACCATGAGCGACTTCGAGAAATGGAAAACGGAACAGGAAGCCGCGAAACAGAAAAAGGCACTCGAAGCGGAAATTCGCGCTGGCCAGAAGTTTATTGGCACGCTGGATATCGAACTGCAATCCGCTGAACGGCTGTTGAGCCATCCGGCGCTCGGAACGATTCTCGGCCCGCGTATGGGTGCGTTGCCGGAGACAGCAGCGGCCTTTACCAGCGGCCCCGCTGCGAATGCGATGGCTGTGTACCGCACTGTGACCGGGCAGACCTTCATTCGTGCGTTGCAGGACTTGAAGGCCACGTCGAAGACCGGCGCCTCGGGCCTGGGACAGTTGACAGAACGAGAAGGGGACAAGATTCAGCAGGCGCGCACTTCCTTGCACCGGCAACAAATGACTCCGCAATTTCAGCGGTCGCTCCAAAACTATATCAAGCAGTTGCAATCGTCCCG